GACGATCAAGCAACAGGGTTTCTTTTTCTATAGGTTGCTTGCTATAGAACACTGACCCAACACGATAAACCCCCGCCACCTTCTGAAACTCAACCTGAATTACAGCACGGGTCAGTCGCCCTTTCTCATCAACAACAATGGGACGAACAATGCGCAAACTGTCAGCCTTCGTTCCTTTGGACACCCACGCCCAATTCCTCACAACATCGTAAAGTGCGTGTTCAACATTTGAATAACCAGCCTGTTGAAGCTCCTTCTCGTGCTTGCGAATGTGGTCGCCGTTAAGCGTACCTTCCTGCAGTCGTACCGGAAGCGGCAAAACACCATCAACCCCCTCGGGCATCACCATAAGATCGGGCTTCCCATCGAGGCCAAAAACGCGATGAACTTTATCTCCATCACGCCCAACTTCAACTAACTTGAAAGGCTTCGGAGCTGAAATAGGAGCCATACCTTCCTTGCGCATCGCATAGTCAATGGCATCTCGCAAAGCTTGCCCACGCCGTTCGGCCTCAAACTGAACAGCTCCTGCAAGGCTATCCGTCTTGATGAATTGCCCCTCGTCGATTTCAACCCCTGTTCGGTGTGAGAAGTCTCGCATCACATCAAGCTGAGAGAGCGTCGTTACGTCGCCAAACATCGAGGTGCCGCCAGACGCAGCGTCGGCCTCGGCCATCGCGCGGTTCTTCCGGATCAAGACTGCGCTGGACGAGATGTCATCCACAATCCGCTTGTAACCTCCGCCCTCCTTGTCGACCTTCGCAAAGTAGTCGAGGTAGGCCTGCGCCATCGGAGACCGTGTAGTCGTCTTCTGAGCGGCAAGCTCTGACACGGACAGCTTCTGTCCGTTTGCACGTGTGGAAACGAACTCATTGAGCACCTCAGCCATGGCGGTACGAACGTCAAGGTCGCCAGTGCCATCAAGATCGAGTAACTTAGGCGCGAGCGCTCGATAGGCGCGCAACATGGTCGACACTCCGGCTGGAGCCTTGCCTGCATCCAGAAGCCCTGTCAAGCCAGGTGTCTTGTACACAGACTGAAAAATCGCAGCGTCCAAACGCGCATTTGCTTCTGCCGTTGGAACGCCGTTGACGACCAACCGATTGCGCTCAGATGCGGGCATGAGCTGCACGAACTGAGAGATCGTATCGAGAGAAACGTTTCCGTCCTCTGTGAACTTGAGCGATGCCAGGTCGATGCGTTGCGCATCATTGATTGCCTGTTCGACCATGCTCATCTCGGCAGTCGTACGGGTGTTTGTCCTATCGGCAATGTCGACGGGTAGCTTTTCCTTGTCGACCACGCGCACAAGGATCGGCTTCTGCATCTCCGCAATGACATCAGGATCCACGCCATGTCGTGCCGCGTCCAGCATTAGCTCTTTCTTGTACGTATCTGCCGTGCCAAGGTCATACGCGTGATTGAGCGCCGTCACGCGCCCATTACCAGCAATAGCATATGCCGCGTCCACGCCCTCGACGCCGTACAGGTTGTTCGGCTGACCGTTGATGTCGTTGGACGTGATGACCATGTCGGCATCCACCACGACGTACTGACTGTCGTAGCGCGCTCCAGTGCCGTCCACAAGCGTCACAGCAGTGCCGCGTTGAATGTCGGGGATATCCGCCCAATCCGTCACGACGGGCGCGCCGTCGGACAGACTGTTGCTGATCGAGACGCGAAGGTAGTCGGGGTGCGCGGCAATCCCTCGCATTTGCGCAACGCTTTCCTTCGAGGAGCGGTCGCGGTTCTGCAGGATCGCGCCGTCACGCTTTGACTGCGCGGCCAACTTCGCCAGAGACTTCTCGCGAATCTCCTGAATCACCTCAGGATCCACGGCCTTCTCACTCACGCGGACGGTCTTGCCCGCGTCAATCTGTTCGCGCGCGGTCGCCTCGGCCTGATGCGCCTCACGCACCTGCTCGGCGTTGCCGTGGTCGACCGGAAGGTTTGCCTCGGCTGCGACCTGCGTCGCGCGGTAGCGTGCTGCGTCCTCGACGTCCACGTCGGTCAATCCGGGCGCGTCGACCCCCGTGGCCTGCGCGGCCTGCGCCGACCTCGAGCCTCGAGCCTTCCACGACGCACCTGCCGACACGGGCCCCATGAGGCCACCAACGAGCGCATTGACGCCCATCCCGACGGGATCCGTCGGATCGTACTTCAACGCGAGCTTGGAATAGTCAGCATTCTCGAGAACGGTTTTAATCGCGCCCATCTCGTTATAGGACGTGAAAGCACCGAGGCTCGCACCGGTCAATACCTTTGCCTTGATGCTTCGCCCGAACGCACCAGGCACACCGCCCCAAAAAGCGTTCATCGCGCCAGAGACCATGCCGGCCTTCGTCGCAGTCTCATCGTCAACGCCCTCGTCCTTGAGCTTTTGCGTCTCATTGATGCCAACAGAAGCACCGAAGACAACAGGTGTCACAGCGATCGAGGCAGGCCCCGCAGCCGCACCAACGGCGGCGGCCATACCGTACTTCGCCAGACCGTTCGAGACGCCGTAGAGGACCTGAGCGGCCATGCTCGTTTTCTCTGGATCGGGCGTGTACTCGTCGCGAACGAGGCGACGGTTCTCGGCAGCCGTCGCGTCAAGCCACGCGCGGTACTCATCGTCGCCAAAGCCCGCAGACGAAACGACACCCTTCAGCGCAGACTGGTTTTCAAGGTAGGCTGCGTATGCGCCCTGCCAGATGGCGTCGCCCATGCCCGTGTACCAGCTCGGCTCCTGTTCCACAGGCTCAACCGCCACCTGCGGAACGGGCGATGTGACCGGAGCGGTCGGGAGCTCCTCCGAATACTCTCTCAGAAAAATCATTTTGCAAAGCTCACAACGCGAATGGTGAAGGGAGAGCCGTCGGCCTGAATGAGCTTCTGCCCGTTGGCCATGACGACATCAAAGTCGTTATCGACGCCCGTCGAGGACATTCTCAGTCGCGCGGTCGGCAGGATCTTGGCGACCTCCTGACCCGTCAGGGGCGTGCCGTCGGGGAGCTTGGCCACAACGCCCTTGAGGCGCTCAAAGTTGCGCACATTGCTGCGCACGGCGTTCTCTAGGTCGCTCAGGCTCACGCCGTCCTTAAGCGCGACCTTGTAGCCGTTGTGCTCCTGAATGTCTCCGACGATTTCCATCATCGCCTGCGTCATTGCTTCTCCAGAACTCGTTCCGTTCATGACCTTCCCAGCCGCCACCGCTGTGATTGAATCGACCACTTTTTCGCGCACTACGGGATTGTCAATAAGACCATTCAATGCCTCGACCTTGAGCGGAATACCTGTGCTAGGCGAAGTCACAATGCCGACCTTCGTCTGCTTTTCGGCAATACCCGATTTCCCAAGGAAGTAGTTTTCTGGAACGCCATTGGCACGCATTGATGGATCAGCAGAAAGCAAAAATCCCGTTGCATATTCGTTACCTAATTGGCGCATCACAATGCCCACACCTGCCTCACCAGCGGCGTCAGCAATCTGCCCCAAAAAGACAGCCTTGTCTCTCGCCCCCAAACCGTCAATCTTCGTTTTGAGTCGAGACACCTCCTCGGAACTGAAGATCCTTGCTTTCGTCCCATAATCTGTTGCCATAGAGTCAGCATTCTGAGCACGCTTCGTCACTTGGCCAACGATCGAATTGAGGTCATCAAAATCAATCCCCTTGGTGTCATAGTCACCGGTGGATATCGCATACGCAATCGGATCGTTCTTTCTCGACTTCGTGATTTCGTCTCTAGCTTTAATAAGGGCGTCGCGACGCTTTACCTGGCCAGCATAGTCATCGCTACCGCGGACAGGAGCCAAAGCTTCAATGACAGCATTTATTGCATCGACAGGCATCTTGCGAAATCCATGCATAGCAGCAACTGTCTCGGCGGTCGACTCATAGAGGTCATAGCGACGCTTACCTTCGGGTTCCCCATACGCCTCAACATACTGCTCTAGACTCAACATATCTGCATCCACTCCAGTCTCACCAATAAGCGCAAGACTGTTCTTCTCGCGGAGCGCAAGATCTTGACGCCACTCGGATTGAGCCTCCTTTTGCTTCGTCCAGACCGACGTGAAGAGCTCTGCACGACGAGCTCGAGAAAGGCCATCAATAAGCGGGAGACCAGTCTTTTCCGAATTAATTGCCCGCCATAGCTCATCCTTGTCTCCAGTAAGAGGATGCTTTGCCGCCAACTCAACTGCGAGCAACCCTTTTGACTGACGCCAAAGAGAGTCGTCAAGCTTTCGACGGATGTCCGCACTCATTGAATCTTCTGGAGCTGACCTCAACGCCTCAAAAGCACTTACAGGATCATCCTGAGCCCACGCCGAAAAGCGATTTGCCTGCAGCTGATCCATGTGCGCACGCTTCTGGTTTGCCAAGGTCTCGGCGTCCCAGCCCATCAGTTGAGCCTGGTAGTCGAGCTCCATGTCGACAGAGGCCGACGACTTCGCAAGATACTCGGGATCCGCGTAGTGGTTTGCGGCGTCCGCCTGCAAAGCCTCGACCTTGGACGAGGACGACTGCATCTGGTAGTGCCTCGTCTGGCTTGCGTTCCATCGCTGAGCCTGACTTTGAGCAGACTGCATGCGGTCATAGACACGGGACTGTACAGCCTCACGTGCTTGCGGAGACAACTTGCCGACAATCGCGTTGACGTCACGAGTCATCGCCTCCATTGCGGGCTGGTAATCATCCATTGCATTGCGGCCCATCTTTGTGAGATAGCCGGTCTCTGGATTGTTGAGATGCGCGTCGATCGCACTCATCACCTCGCGCTCGGCATCGTCGCTTTCGGCCTTGATGACACGGGCGCGCTGAACGTCTAGCGCCTTGACCGCAGAGTTGGCCCACTCCTGCACAGGCATGAGCGCCTTCTTCATAACGGCGTCATAGTCCGTGCGATCTTGAGGCACGCTGATAGGCGAGAACCCAGAGTTACCCGAGTCCCGCACCTGAGGCAGGCCGCCCTGAAAAGTCGGAACCATTGGCATTTAGTACCCTCCGATCATCGTCTTCTTGTAGCTGGACGCAATGTCCGGGTAGTTCCATCCACCACTGCTTTTGCTCGTGTCAAACATCCCGGAAGCATTCATGAGCATGTAGTTGCTGGCCACTTGAGATGCGCCGCCCAACAGCGTCGTACCGAACTTGTCCCACTTGTTGACCTTCTGCGCCTCGGCCTGAAGCGCCTGAGCCTCGTAGCCGACGCCCTTCCACCGGTAACCCCACGCCTCAGACAAGGCATTCGACTTGATTTGATTGACGTCCATCTCCTTGACGATGTCAGTGGACGCTTGCATTTCGGCAGCGCTACCTTCGCCGACAGCGATGCCGTTGGCAGCAAGAGCCGCGCGCTGAGCAGACTTGACCTGCCCAGCAGCCATCGTTTTTGACACAATCGCCTTCTCGGACGCACGCAAAGTTGCTTGATACTGGCGCTCCATCATCTGTGCATTGATGCGTGCGATATTGGCCTGAGCCTGCGCGGCCGCATTCGAATGTTTGGAAATCCCGAATGACCCTAGCGCTGTAATGGTGTTTGCGATGCCCTGCGCGATGAGCATCCCGTATCCGAATTGAGCCGAGTTTGTAGCCATAGAAAAACCCTCTAAGATGCCTACACCTTAGAGGGCCTACCTCCCTACACGCGCACGATCACGAGAGCTCGAGCACTGTTGTCATGCTCACGATTCTCAGTGGCAGCGGGTATTTCTGACGAACGCAGACTTGCCCACTCTGAGACCACTGCGGTTGAATCTGAAAGCCTATCTCGTCGGTAATCGGCTCGGGAACATTGCCTGCGAACTCTGTCGAACGTGACGGGTATTCAGAGAGCTTGTCGAACGACGGCCCCGCCTGAGTACCTGACGAATTGACCACTCGGAAGAAGACCTCGCGAACGTTCTTCTTGTGTCCGGACCCGTATGAACCATCCTGAAGCGCCATCGCCACTGGCAGCGTCTTCATGTCCGCCGTGAATGGCAATCCCACATGAACGACTTCGGCAGGATAGGTGAGCGTAATCTTTCCATCCTTGACGACCTGAGGCGGCTCCACCGCACCATCAGCAAGAATGTTCACGGTTTCTCCCTCGAGCCACGAGAGCCCCGCAATCTCTGTCCTGGCCTCACCACGGTATGTGCCGGCACAGTCAACGAAGATGCACTCCTTTAGCTCAGAGTACTGGCGCTCCGACATGCGCTCTACGAAACGCACGGGTTTCCCACCGATCGTGCGAAGTACTTCAACGTAGCAGATGTCCTCATCGCCCTCGGCGACGACGCACACAGACTCGATAGAGCCAGCAGTCTCAACAGTAGAGAAACCGCCGACTTGCTGTTCAGGCACGTAGGTCATCGCAATCATCTTTCCAGACGAAGAGACTGCCCACACAATAGGAGACGGCGCTTTCGAGTAGGCGAGGTCGACGATTTTCAAGTTATCGAAAAGGTGCGGCGCGCGAAGGCACACGTCACCTGAGATATAGCCTCCTGCCTCATAGTTGTACCCAAGCTCACGAAGATGTCCGCCTCGACCTGCACCATAGATCATGCTCGATCCGATGACGAGAGGCTGCACATTGGACGCGCCCACATATGACTGGGGTCGAACTGACATTGACTCAGGCGTAATGGCGTCCGAATTGAGAGGCGACACGCGCCACTCGGCAGCGCCAGTCATCAACATCAGCTGTGCCAAAGGTACGATGTGCAGGATTCTGTTTGCCTCTCGGGCCGCTACGCGCACAGCGATGCGGTCATCGTCCTGAGACGGGAGCGAATAGCTCATGTCGGACTCAGTGCCGGGACGAGTGGCCCAGAGGTTGTTAGGACGCGTGTACGTCCCGCCAAACCAACGCCTCTGCTCGAAGTACGAAACGGCACCAGGGTAGTCGCCGACCGAGTCAACCGAGGCCGTAGCGCTCGCGCCCGAGCCAGTGGTCGACGTGATGACCACCTTCGGGGACGTGTAGCCCTGACCGCCCGAGCGGACGTTGATCGCAACGATCGCGCCGTCTCTGACGACTGGCGTGACCTGCGCGCCCGAGCCCGTCGGGTCGGTGATCGAGACCGAGCAGGGACTGCCCTCAAAGTCAAGCTCCTGTTCGTACAGCGTGCCACTGCCGTACTTCACGACAGTCACTCGAGCGACCGGCTTGACGTAGCCGGAGCCGCGCGAGGTGACCGTGATCGACTTGAGCGTAGTCACACCAATGTAGTAGTCAACACTCGAAGAGTCGCCCGTCATGTCCCAGACGACATCGCTCGACGTCGTCGTTTCGATCTTGGCGGTCGCGCCCGAACCCGCACCGGACTTGTCGATGATCTCGACACGCAACTGAGGATAGAACGTATCGCCGCCGTGGTGGTACTGAGCGTATAGGTTCTTCGAGACGAGGTCGTACCGCTTGAGCTCGAGGCCGCCATCGAAAACGCGGTAGCCGCTGCCACCCGCTGTCACGGTGATCGACTTGATGCCCTTGGCCTGCTTGAAGGCGTCATCGTAGATCGGGGGCGTAATTGATGCATCTGGCGAAATGTTCTCATCGATGATCTTCGTCGTATCGGTCTGACCAACATACGCCCAAATACCGCCCTGGTCGCGATAGACGCGGTAAAGGCCCGCACCTTTCACTGCATCCCACGTGATCGTGTTGTACGAACCGTCACCGTACGGATTGCAGTCGATCGTCACGGGAGACGACCGAACAGACTCCTCAGTGCCGTCAGCCAGCAAAGCAGTTACGGCATAGGTTCTCTTGTAGTCCTTCGGGTTCGTCACATTCTTGTTGATCGTTTGTGTAGCAGAAAGCCCGGTTGGCGCGGGCAGGGACGAGCCGAACTTGATGTCTACCAGACGCCAGTCAGTCGCGCCGTATCGCCGCAACTCCTTTGGCGGGTAGTTCGGATGAACAAGCGTCATCACGTCAGCAGACTGCACGTAGTGAATGTCAAAGAGGTCGTCTTCAAGGTACGGCGTCTCAACCTCGTATGCTTGGCCGCTTTCCCCTAGGAGGGTTTTACCCAACGTATGGAAGCGCACATACTTTTCGCCAAGCTCAAGCACCATCGTCTGCGAGATGGAAAAGTTGAACGGGATGAGTCTGGCCTTCTTGCCCGCGTGCTTTGTATGGTTGACATACTTGAACCCCGGTCGCATTACGATCGGACCTTGCGGCTCGATCAGGAAGTTCTTGCACAGCGCCATGCCGGTCTGGTACTTGCCGTCATCGATGCGGGCGAACATCGAGGGAGAGACCTCTCCGCCGTTGAAGGCGCGTTGATATTGTCGAATTGCCATCAGATTACCCTCGCACGCAAGCCGGACGGCAACGGCCACTCATCGCGACGACGATGAACAGACATCTTCGAATCAACCGTTTTGGCTCGAGTAAGTGCAGCCTCATACTGCTGCAGGAGACGAACAGCCGCGTCGCTCGAACTATCCGAGCGCTTGACGGGGCCAACGAGAAAGGATGCAAGAAGTATCACCAGAGCCTGCACAAAGTAGGTCGGGAATACCGTTGCTGTGTCTACATAGGAAACATATGTCAGCACGACATTCGTCGCATTCGTGAAGACGGCACGGCCCGAGTTCGACTCATAGAGCTCGACCTCAAAGTCAAGCGGCAACCCTTCCTTGCCGACTTCAGATACGCGAAGCAGACGCACGCAGTCGGACGGCAGGAGATAGCCGTGCTTCCACTCATAGAGATCCTCGTCCACGTTTGAGAGCTCGACGCCTCTGGAACGCCGGATCGCAAAAGACCAATCGTGCTCCTCATAGAGCTTGCGCAGAGCAAGCGGATACCAGCGAGCGCAGTGGCCGGCCTGAGGCGATCCGTCCGGCGGCGTGATGGATGTCACATCACCAGAGTCGCCAAGCATGCCGAGCGCAAGGTTGCAGATGTCTACAGCAGTTGCCATAAAGAAAAAGCGGGACGTTTGTCCGCCCCGCCTCCTGAAAGAATTTTCAGCTGTTCACGCGTCAGGCGGCAGCGCCCGGCAGGAACTCAATGCCCTCGACCTTGTACGTCGTCGGGACTTCGATCACGTCGCTCAGATACGCCGTCATAGTGCCACCCGTAATGGAGGTAGGCGTCGTCTTGAGACGAACGTAACGGCGATGCTTGACCGGCATCGGAAGAGCAAGACCCTTCGTCGTGTCGGCAGGCTTCAACGTACCGGACACAAGCACCGGAGCGAAATCACTGTTGTTGTCAGAGTCCTCGATCGCAATCACGATAGAGGTTCCGGCGAGAGCCGTCGGGAACTTGCAGACCACATAGAGCGGTCGATCATTCAGACCGGTCGTCGGAGCCTTCTGAAGGAAGTCGATCACATCAGAAGTGATAGCAGTGGTAGCCGCCTTCTTCTCGCAGAACGCGAGCTTAATATCCATCATCTTTCCTCTCCTTACTTGAGAATCTTGCCCGTGTTAGGCATGATGTCCGTCCCAAGTCGATGAATCGGCACGCCGCGGAACGTCATGCACTTGCGACCCGCGACCTCATCCTGAGAAAGAAGAACGTTGTCCTTGTTCAGGATCTGGCGAGCCAGGAAGCTACGGGTGTTGTCGTTCATGTAGAAGGCGACACGACCCTGCTGCTCGTCGGGCAAGCGCTCAAGAGCATCGATCATCAGATCGAGAAGGTCCGGACCCGTCGTGTTCTTCTTCGTGAGCTTCGTGGAGTCGATGTTGGCGATGCGGACGACGCGCTGCGGATCGTACATGGCAACGCCAATATCCCAAGCAAATTCCGTAATTTCTGCACGGAAGCGCTTGCCGTTGGCGTCAAACGCGTACTGTTCGCCCATGTTTTCCACAGAGAGACCAGCGTTGGAACCGTTCTCCGGATAGAAAAGATACGTCGAAGCAGGATCCCAGTTGATCAGAAGGATGTCCGTCTGCTTGTTTTCGGTCGTACCCTTGGCGTCGATGATTCGATCGGCAAACGCTTCGTTCTGAAGCGTGACGATGTTGAGAATGCCGTTCGGGTCGCGGCTTTCGAGGTTGCTGTCGCCGTAGAGGACCTTCTTGAGGACAGACCGGGAGAGGCCGCGCATGAAGCCTTCGTCCGTGCGAAGACGGAAGGCGGCGCGCTCATTGGCCTTGCGGGTGTCGAGAAGGGACTTGTCCACTTCGGAGCGGGAACGGACCATGGCGGCAGCGTAGCGAACGTCCGCGCCCGTCACGCGCTCAGCATCCCAACCTTCGTTGAATGCTCGCACCTGACCTTCCGGGTAGGACGTCACGACCTTGCCTCGGTCACCGAAGCCGTCATTGCCACGCTGGATGACAGCCTGGTCAAAGAAGCCGTTGTAATCTCTGATGGTATGGATAAGCTGGCGCACCGGCTTATCGCTGGTAAGACCTTCGAAGTCCGCCAGAGTGATCGGATTCGAGTCAGTCACAACATTCGGCATTTACTTGCCTCCTTTCATTGCGTCTTGGTAAAACTGCTCGGCGGTATATCGTCCGTCTTCGGCAGATCCGCCACCGGGGTACTTCGCCTCGCCGAAAGCGCGACCAATGCGGCTCAGCAGTCGCAAAGCGCCCGGATGGTTGCCCATCGGGGAGCTTAGGAACTCCTGAATGTCCGCATCGACCTTTCCGTCAGCGTTACGCGCGAAGGTGTCGCGCAGGCGAGCGATGTCAGAGAGCGACTGCGTGAGCTTCTGGCCGCCGAACTCCTTGTCGGCTTTCGACTGTTCCATCCACTCGTTCGAGATCTCTGCGATACGTTCGGCCGAGCGCTTCTGAAGCACGGGGGCCATCTTGTCAAGGAAGCCTTGGGCCTGATCCTGACTGAGATTGAGCTCCTTCGCCACGCCTTGGAAGGCCGTGCCGACTTCTGCATCGAGCTCGGTACCTTCAGGCATCTTGAAGTCCTCGTACTTCTCGGGGGCGCCCTGCTTCTCGCCTTCGCCCTCCTCTTTCTCGGCACCCTCTTCGCCTTCTGCCTGACCTTCAGCACCGGCTTCGCCAGCCTCACCGTTGCCGCCTTCCTGCGGCTCGGCCTGCTGCTTACCCTCGTTGCTTTCGGCAGACGTCAGCAAAGTGCCGGCATTCGTGTCGGACTCCTGTGCGGCAGGAGCGGGCGCAGTGCCCTCACCGCCGGTCGGAGTCTGTTCAGTCGCTTCCATTCGCTTCGTCCTGCATTAACCTGTAAGCATTCGCATCCACCGACATGATTCGATCAAGGAGCTTCAGCCCAACATTGCGCTGGCCCTCATTGAAGGCCATCACGGCAATGTCACGATCAAAGCTGTTTCGGTAGATGCCCGTATCGGAAAGTAGCTGCCACAGGACAATGCGTCCGTCGCGCGTGGCCAGTACGGCCTTCAACGCATTGGCGATCTTCTGCAGCCTGATCCTTTCCTCTTCTCGAGCCTCGACCTCCTCCCTGCGGAAGGGATCGCGCTCAGGTGTCATGATGTCAGTCGTCATACTTCACACGCGCACTTACTGCTGTGCCATTGCCGCAAGTCCCTTGACGGCCTGACCGGCCATCGTGGAATCGTCGGACGGAACGCGGCCGAGCTTCGCCAGAGCGTCGGCAGACTGTTGCATCTGTTCGGCCTGCGCCTGCTGTTGCTGGGCCTGCTGTTGCTGTTCAATCGCCGCCTGCGCCTCATCGGTTGGAACGACAACGGACGGAGCAACAGAGAAATAGTCCGCATACTCATCAACCAGATTGAACGGGTTGATCTTCTGCATCACATTCGGATTGAACTGAGCGACGTTAGAAATGCGAGTCAGGAAGTTGTCGAGGGAGTTGGCACGAATCGCACGCTGGGAACGAGCTAGCATCGACGTGTATTCAACCGACAGCTTCTGACCGCGGAGCTCATCCGGCGGAGGCGGTAGCTGCCCCTGTCTGGAGAGAATGTCAAAGCAACGCTCGATGAGCGGTCGGAGCACTTCCTCATTGAGACGAGAGAGGACTGGGCCAAGCATCATCAACTTCTCCTCATGACGCTCGGCAACCTCTGTCGCAGTCATCTGACCACGGCCCGAGTTGGCGATCATCATGAAAAGGTCGACGTTAAATGCCTGGTTGATCCTGTTGCGGACGTCAGCAATGTCCTCTCGCAAGTCACCGAGCGGCAGGTTCACAGCAAAAGCAGGCTGCACCTGAGCACCGGACGACGGGTTATCGATGTAGCTCCTGCCACCAGGGAGAAAGTCGACTTCATTGTCTCGAGCATCAGACGGCATGATGAGCGGCGGATTGACCATGTAGTCGATAGCATTGCCCTTCTGCACCTGATGATGACCGAGCTGTAGCACGTCGCCGATGGCCGTCATGCCGGGCGACTCTTCTGAGTACACGTCAGAGGCCGAAGCGCCCCAACGGCCGACGACAGCCGGGAAGTCACGATAACCAGACTCATCAAGAACGCCAGGGCCCTCATCGTCAGCATCGACCTGAATGACGACGGACCGCCACCGCATGTTCCGGTTGTCCAACTTGGTCGGATCACGATCAAAGCGCGGCTCGATCGCATGAATGCAAACATACGGAGTGTCAACCTGCCCATCGTCGTAAGCAGTCAGGACGGCACGAGACACCTTGCTCCGGCCATAGCGGGAGACAAGCTGCCCCGCAGTCATCGTAAAACGTCGATAGAGCGAGTCAGGACGACCGCGGAAGTCACAGCCGACACAATATTCACCACAAACGAGAGGATGCGCCACAAAGCTGTAAACAGGGTCCTCGACGATGACAAAGGCCCCGATGCCGTACACGCCGATCTCTCGCCAAATGTGCTGTAGAGCCTGATAGATGTTCGTCTGAGTAAAAGACATCTCCATGATGCGCTGTACATCATCGAGCCAGACCTTCACCGCATGAGACTCATCGAGCTTCGCAGAACCCGTGGTCAGTGCAAACCACTGACTGGACGGATCAGTCATGCCGGACATGAGACCGGCCTGCAAAATGTTCGCAGCACGGACCGCCGTCGAGTCGTAGATGCGATTCCAACGGTCCCGCCCCTCGTTCGTCTTTGATTTGGTGTACAGGAAGCGGCCAGACGCAGGCGTGATGTGGCGACTGATCTCGAGCCACTGAGAGACATAGGGCTCACGCTCTACCTTCAGCCGCTCCCACCTGCGAAGGACACGCTCACGCAAGTCCTTATCCTTCATGGCTTACCCCAGTTTTCCGCCAGCACCAAGGTTAAGGTCGCCAACACCGCCCGCCCCCGTGAGAAGCGTCGATCCACCGCTCAAGCCAGAATTCATATTCTGCTCGAGGATAGAACCTACATTTGCAGAGCTACCCTCCTGCTTGCGCTGCTGTTGGCGCTGCTGGGCCGCCTGCTCCTTTGCCTGCTGCTCTGCGCGCTTGGACGCGGCCTCTTGGGCCTTCGCCTGTTTGTTGCTCGAATAGACGGAAGCGGCAGCACTTGCCGCCGCGATGGCACCGCCCGCGATGATTGCACCTGTTACTCCGCCAGACATTGGCTTCTCCTTGACATGAGTTGATCAAATTCGTCCGTAAATTCTTCCTCCGCCTCCTCAAGCGTTTTGGCTTTTGAAGGGAAGGACATCGTGATGTACGTCTCTGCCCGCGCAATGAAGATTTGCGATCTGCCCGGCGCTCCGCGAAGCACGGCATAGCCAACAATCTCTCGGGCATCCTCACCGACCTTGACAATGCAGTCACCAGCGACGGTGACGAGCGTCGGCACCTTGATGACAGCACCACACAGGATTGAGCTGGCCGGCATCTTGACTGTTCGGACGTACATGCCGCCATGAAAGAAGTGCTCCGTCGGGAAGTCGTATTGCGGCATCTCTGCGACGACAGCACGCATCCTCATCGTTTCGTCGAGATCCTCTGGAGAGCAAGCCGGTAGGTCTGACACAAGCGAAAGGGCACTCATAGCTTTTTCCAGAAGAGCGTGTTCATGGGCGTCGCGACCTTCTCAAAAAGCTTTTCGGCACGCGTCCCCTTTTTCACACCCCAGTAGAAGCCGTAGCACCCGTCTTCCTTGGCGAAGCGCTCTGCAGCCTCAATCAGGGCCCGACCGACGCCACCCTTTCGGTAATCAAGGTCGACCCACAGAGACTCCGACGACGCAAGCCTTTTGGCCTTGAAGTGCGGAATGGTTGTCGTGACGTAGTTGACGAAGCCGACCAGGCGGTCACCGTCAAAAGCGCCGACACTGTGCAGCGTCCCCTTGATCTCAAGCCACAGATACTCTTGATAGTCAGGGTCAGGCTCGAGGTCCGGATATCGCACGTCCTCTCCGTACTCCTTTACGATCTTCGGCCACGCGGGATTTTCCCAAGCCTCTCGGCAGGTGATTCGTTGGATACTTATGGTCATCGGATGCTCCTTTGTGCATTCATACTCCATCATCAACAAACACACACGCGCACTAACCATGGAATGGGCTTATTTCGGTATCTTCGCTGTAGTTTCGTTTTTTCTCTATTACCTTGGCTATCGGTTTTATTTAGCTAGACAAATTGATAAAGCTTTAAACCAACCTTTTCTTCTTTTACTTTTCAAACAGCCTGGAGTTAATCAGTCAATCAAAATAGAAATGACATCGGTTTGTTCCTCAGCTGAATGTTTATTTTTTAATGACTCAGGTGTTCATAAAAAAATCATGAGCATAGCCAACAGAGACGTTCTCTGTTCTACGCTTGTGCTTTATACACTGGCTTACGCGCATGACCTAGCAGAAAACGGCTACAAAATCATGCTCAATGATTCCACCCTTATCCATTACGGAGTCATTGGCGATGTTCTCACAAAACTCATTCTCCAAAACCAAATCTTGACCAGCACAGAAAAAAGTAATCTCCTCATTACTATGGCTTCGTCCATGCCGCCTGAAGCATTACAAAAACTTAATGGACTTTACCAATCGCTGGACTCCTAGGTTCTTTGTTTATCTATATGGGTCTCTACTTCTGATCTCCTGACGTCTCCTTCCAGCCGGCGGCGTCGGGTTGTCTATGTATTCGTTCATGCGGACGGCGAACGTGAGCGCCAGCGCGTCTGCATTGTCAGGCGACGCCATGCCGCGCTTCTTCATGTCCTCTTTCTTCTCGAGCAGGATTTGATTCGTTGGGGTGTAGCCGTATTCAACGCCCGTCAGGTCAGTCTCAAGATCAGAGTCCTGCGGCAAGCAGCCACCCTGCGCGATCCACTCTTTCATGCGTCCCCACATCTCAGCACGGAGATTCTTGTAGCGCTGTGTATTCGTAGCGCCAGAGCCGAAGTTGATTGCGTTGACCGGATAGCCGTTGTGTCGGAGCCAGTCAACAGGCGAGGCACCGACGCCGCCGGTGTCGACATTGATGACGATCTTGCGGACGCCGAGCTTTCGCAAGTGGTTGAAGTGCTCAGCCACCTTGGCTCCGAGCTCGTGCCCGTCTAGGCCGTGGAACTTCTGCTTTGCGATGGAGCGCCCGTCAAGAGCGAAGCGCGTCCAAATCACCGACGCGTCATCACCGAAGCGCGCCACGTCAACGCCGATGATCGCTACCGTCTGCGCATAGTTGACGACGCCCATAGGTCGCTCCATGGCGGCCTGGACGATGTCACGAGGAATGAACTGCATGCTCGAGCTATTCGGGAACTCTCCTCGGACACGAACGCGGAAGAAGTCAGAGTCCTCGCCATAGTCCGCGAGCCATTCAGCAATCTTTTTCTTGTCCGTCATGGCGGCGTCGCGGCCGTCGACGTGTCGATTATTCCAACGGTGACGGAAGCGATTGAAGCACTCATAGAAGCGCCCGGTCGAGCGCGTCGGGTTCCCGAACGCAAACCAAAAGATCTGCGTCTCGCTGTCAGTCAGAGCGCCTTCCGTGACCTCCCAGATGCAATCAGCAATAGCCGATGCTTCGTCGAAGATCACGATGATGCGGCGCTTCTTGTTATGCAAGCCGGCGAAGCCTTCAGGCTTAGTCTCTGACCACGGGATAGCGTCAGCACGCCATGTCTTATCGTGGCCCGGCTGCTTGCATGCAACGGACATAGCCGACACTGAGAACCAATCCTTGAAGATACAGAGGTTGTGCCACTTCGCCACTTCTGCGAACGTCTTGGTACGAAGCTGGTTCTCGGTGTTAGCAGTCACGACGATTCGAGTATCCGGGAACGTGCAGAGGCCCCATAGAATGATCCAAGCGACAAGGCCAGACTTGCCAACGCCGTGACCTGCAGCCACCGCGTACTGCATGACGTGCTCCCAAGCCTCGCCAGACTGTAGCTTGTCTCTCATGTCTGTCAGGATTGAGGTCTGCCACTTGTCGGGACCGGCCATGCCCTCGAGGGAATCTTTGCCCCATGGGAAAGCAACCTGCACGAAGCGCAGAGGATCCGAGGAGCACTCAGCGGCCAGATACGTCATGGCCTTGCCGATGCCGGCTTTCGTAGTGAGGTCAAACTGAGGCGTCGTCATTTGCGCAGAAGGTCCTGGAGAGTTTCGGAGAGCGTCTGAATGGTCTGGTCCTTGTCGACCTGGTCCTTACCCATGCCAAGGCACTGAGAGAGCGTTTTCAATGCAGTGTTAGCCCCTGTCGCATCCAACTTCTTGTAAACAGTGCACCCTTGTTTATCGAGGACGGGCTCCCCAGTCATCGCGTCGAGCAACGGTACCTTCTGACCGCAAGTCAGAACCATATCTCTCAGCTCACGATAAACAAAAGCCGTATCGACAATCGCCTCTTCCTTTGCCGGCTCGCGAATGGCTGCAATCTCGGCGCGGACCTTATCATTTTTTAGCAATCGAGTAGCGTGCATCGCGGCCGATCTTGGGCTGTATCCAGCCTTGACTGCGGCCTCTGTAGCACTCTTGCACCCTCCCTTAATGTAGGCCTCCACAAAGGCCTGTTGACGTGCATTCAGCATCTACCACCTCCTCACAAACGTTTTCCAACCGGCCACCGACTGACAACGTCGACGGCCTGAGATGTAATCCCTGAGCGTTCTAATCGGCATATCCAACATCAAACTAATCTGTCGATAGGTATAGCCCTGTTCCCTCAACTGACGCGCATGCTCGACGTCAGAGTTCAAATAGATCGCGTTCACATGATCCTCGCCGATTGCCCGTCCGTTGTCGTTCACAGCTACAGTCATCCGGTGCTCGGAAGTAGCGTGGATATTCGAGCTTGACCTTTCGGATTGCGGCATCGATGATCTTTGCTCGCCTGAGCGAGTTGTCCCACGCGACTCGTCGCGCGTCGGCGGCAGCTCGAACAAGGCAAGCTGACGCCACTGGCGGAAGGAATCCAGAGACTCCGAGTTTTTGTTTTTGGTCATTCATCAGTGTTCCTCTCTCCAAAAGAGATCGATCTCCACGCGGCCGTGGGGACGGTCAGGCTCTCGGACTGCGGGCTCGAGCAGGTGGAAGCACCTGTCATCGATGCGCAGTGCCTGAGCGATGCCGTCGAGTGAAGACTTGAGCGACGCGATCAAGTTGTCCTCGTCGCGCGCCCGTCGGTCAGGCGGGAAGAACGTGCATCGATATCCGATGCTCCCATCCGGCACGGCCCGACGGCCCTCTGCTTTGCTGTATGCGGCGGCAAAAGCGACGCGCCTAGCAGCCGCTACGAGCTTGCGCTTGATGGCCCAGTGGCAGCGCGCATTCGGCGAGAGTCCATGTGCCGGCCACGGTAGGACGACGCGTAGATGCTTTTTTCTCATGGATATTTCCTCATCAGTCATCGAACCAGTCGCCCTCGAAAACCCACGCGACGAGCATCGCGAAAAGCAGGACGCTCCCTATAAGGCATTCGATTTCGTCCATTTCCTTCCCTTTACCTATCTGGTTCCCCGTGGGATGATTGACATGCAGGGCCCTGAGAAGTTCTGCTTTGTTCAACCAACCCACGGAGGAATTTCTATCTATGGTTAGAGATGTTTTGTGTCGAGCCATTCGGGAGCGACACGTTGTTCAATTCACCTATCACGGCTACAGCCGTACTGTTGTGCCTGCCGCATGCGGACTAAGCAGCGCCAAAAACCTCGTGCTTCGCGGATACCAAACAGAAGGCGGTAGCCGGTCAGGACGGTCCGTTCCGTTTTGGACGCTTTACCGTGCTTCAGACATACAAGCGCTAGTCGATACCGGAATTCGTTTCGAAGTCGCGCCAGCCGGGTACAAGCCCGGAGATAAAGGAATCTCAGATATCTACGCTGAGCTTTAGCCTCGGCTCCGCAGTCACACGGGCCTGCCGGATAAGCGGGCTCGTTGTGCACTGCGCAGTCGGAGTCGTGGATTACTCCATTCGTCATTTAACAAACTCCTCTTCCCTTTTATCGGTCTCCGTGGAATGATTGATCAGTGCTCCCCAGCACATCCTTTCAACCAAACCACGGAGAAATTCAATGATTAAATTTGAAGTTCCTGAAGACGACCAATCGGTCTACGAGATCACGACAGAGAGCGGTAACCACTACCTCATTCGTTGTCCTGGAGAGCGCTCATACGAAACTGACGGCACTATTCGTGATGCACTATTTGCATTCCGCGTCATCAACGGCAACGAGCATCTGGTACAACTGCGCAACCTCGATCTGATCGTCTCTGCTATTCGCCGGCCAGATCTTCCGATCGGGAAGCTTCGTCCTCGTCGCATGGGCGATCTGTTTTGGACACGTCCCGGAGAAGGTGCCTACGGTTTCCAGTACTTCGAATTGAAGTAAAGAAGGCGTGAGCCGTCTTGATCTTCTCGTCGTCCGCCGGGCAATAACCCTCAAAGGGACGCATCATTGCTTCGGCGGATGACTTGTCATAAGCGCAGTCCTCGAGAATCGCTGGAATGTCAAACTCAGCGATTCCGAGCGCATTTGCCAAGTGAATTGCAACGAGTGCGGCTCGGAGTTTGTCCTCAAGCCCCGCGGCCTCACCGAAGACTGTGACCGATTCATGACCGACTCGAACTTCCCCAAGGAACGGGACGAGCTTGCCGCCCTCGTTTCTGCCGGTCACGCTTAAATAGATTTTGCGTTCCATCAGATCTCCTCCTTATTGCTCATTACCGACTCACCTCTTTTGACAGACGCAAGAATCTGCATCAAAACATCAAGGATTTGGTTTTGCATTCGCTCCAACCTGCTCGCCAGCAGGAACTGATTGATTGCAATGAGCGCTACGGCGAGGCACAGGAAGGTGTATGACCAACTGTTGAATAACGGCATCAGATCACCTCTCATCCCGTTTGACCATGCTCGACTCAACCAGGCCGATCAGAATCTGGTCGATCTCTTCACGAAGCCTGTGCGTCGTGTCTGCCACTTGCCCGATGTCAGGAACATTCCCCGTGACGGTTCCGCTGAGTATTTCCTCGAGTTGATCGAGGCTCTTGCGAGCGGCGACAATACCCTCACCGGCCTTAGTCAAGGCTTTGTTTCTTTCGTTAATCCACTGGATCGACAATGACACCTGATTTTCGTCTTCCTTCATTTGAGCTCTCCGGTAAGTGCCCGCGTTGCGGTATTGAGTGTCGGCAAGAAGCCTTCCCTGTTTTGAAAACGATTCGTCCCGATGTATCTCTGGAGGACTTGCGCAGATCTCGTGATCCGTACAATCCGAACAAAAGCATTGGCCTCAGTCTCTTTGCCGACTTCTTTGAGTACCGCGAGAGAACGGTTTGCCGTTGCGCGGCCTGCGGCGGCTATAGCTACTGGGAGGACGGCAAAGTTGTTTTGCTCAAGCCTCAGGGAGTCAAACCCCACAAAGACATGCCAAAAGACGTCGCTGAGGTTTTCAACGAAGCTCAAGCTATCTACGGAAATTCGCCACGAGCGGCGTGCGCCATGCTGCGTATTGCGGCCGAGAGACTGGTCAACCATCTCCGCCCGGGAAGCGCCAAACTTGCCGATAAAATCGCAACGCTCGACATCAACGATCTGCAAAGAGCGATCCTTGATGCCTGTCGCCTTACGGGCAACGAAGCGGTTCACCGAAACGTCATTGACTTTTCCGAATCCAACGAAGAGGCTCTCGAGACGGTCAAGCTTTTGTCGAACGGCATTAACCGCTTGGTCGACGAACTGATTACTCAGCCCAAAGAATATGAAGCCTGCATTGCCAGAATGAAGGCTGCGAGGGAGGCCAAGAGCTGACATCAGAAAAGCTCCTCAATGCTCATGTCCGAGATGTTCTGGCCCTTCCGATAGTCATCCCAGTCGAACGCGACCGGGTAGAACAGCGTCTGCGTTCTGGACGCGATGGCGCCGCCCATCAGCTCGAGATAGCCCTTGCCATCGAGGTTGGTGATGATGATCGTGGGATAGCCCAGCAGGCCTCGCGCATCGATGATCTCGATCAGCTGATTGCGCTCGAACTCGCTGCCGGTAGAGCGGCCCAGCTCATCGATGATGAGAAGCGGGCAATGGGCCAACAGTTTTGCGAGAGCGTTGGCCTTGTCGGACCTGCTGCGGAAAGCATTGAACAGCGTCAACGCACGCAGGAAGACAGGCCGGAACCCCTGATCACGGACAACGGACGTAATGGCCGAAGCCAGGTGCGTCTTGCCATTGCCGAAGTGGCCATGCATCAAGATGCCCACGCGACTGCGTGCCTTGTCACCAGACAGGAGGCGCTCAGAGAAGCGCACAGCAAACTGCCGGCAGGCCTTGAAGGCCTTCTGCTGAAGCGGGCGCTTATCGCCCTGCGCAGTCACTCTGAAGCTCTCGAAGGTCTGCTCCTCGCAGTAAGGAGAGAGGACGTCACCGAGAAGATCAGCGAGCTTGAGTGAGTTGTCTCTGAAGTGATAGAGGACATCCTCACGACGCCGGCGCTCCTCGACGCACAGCGGGCATTCGATCTGGTCAGCCTCCTGGCCCGGCATGACCTTGACGTGTTGCTCTCCGTGAACAGCGCAGTCAATCACAACTTCTGGCAGTGCGTCGTATTCAGCACGCTCCTGCTCCTTCTTGGCTTTGATGATGGATGCCAAGTTATCCAGCCGGTTAACCATAGATGCACGAGAAGTCATTGTCGTGTCCTTCAAATCGAATGTTGGTTGATCGTTTGTTTGGGCGTTTGTCCGTTATCCAATCGGCCTCGAACCCCTTCCAGCCTTTTTCAAGCTGATAAATCATTGCCTCCTCGACCGTCATTCCTGCTTTAGCGGCTTCACGGACAATCGCGTTGACCATTCGCTGAGTGCAGGACTTGCAAAGCTTCTGCTTAAGCGCCTGCCAATCCGTCCATGTCTGTTCGGAAACCCCTTCAGGCTTAACCAGCTGTTCCTTAACGCGAGGCGCGGACTCAGTCCGCGTATCTTCTATAGTTGGTTTATGGTTTACTGGTTCTTGGTTTATGGTTAGGGTTTCTTTGGCTTCCGTTTGGGTTTCCTCTGAAAACCCACTGGGTTTCGGTTGGGTTTCACTCTTGCGAGGACGACCGCCTTTTTTCCCGTTCTCACGGTTTTTTTGAGCGTTCCGCTGGTACTGCTCGATCTGCCCCATGAGAATCGGGTGAACCCAACCTTCTTCGGTTTCCTCGAAAAGGCTTTCCAAGATACAAATGGCTTTCTCTTGGGTTTCCTTTGGAAAAGCCAAAGAAACCCACTGGGTTTTTATCGGCTTTTCGGTCGACATCATCCGGTCAATGACACGAATGACGATCCCGACAGATTCAAGGTCAAGCCCTTGCGTCAGAATTGCGAAGTCACCGATGTTGTGCTGGTAGTAATTCATAGAGCCTTCGGATCTTTCTTGATCAAAGAAAAGTCTGCACACAAAACGTGCGGAGGCAGATTTGTCAAAGCACAGACCGCCGCGAGACGACGGGGAGGAATCTCTGACTTTTTACGCCAACGACAAACAGCCGCCGGCCGAACGCCAAGAGCGTTAGCAAGATCCTTATCTGTGCCATTGATTGCACGAACAGCAACGTCAACAGGGTTAACGATATTTTTTGCCATGGCGACCTTTTCGGTTAACATTTCGTTAATCCCAATGTTAACATAACAGACGCCGCGTTGCCACTTCCAGTTAATTCACTTTTGGTTAACAATGTGCGCAAGGAGACTGCATATGGATGTAAATGCTTTTGTTAATTACGTGCAGGCCAAACTGAACGAGCACGGTAAGTCAGTCACACAAATGTGCCGGGATACTGGACTTGCGCGCCAGAACTTCTTTCACTGGAAGAAAGGCAGAGCACCAAACCCCGAAAGCGTGAAACTAATCGCGGAATATCTTGGATTGCCTCAGGAAGAACTTCAGGACATCCTTGAAAATGGACTGATTCGCGTCTACTACCCAAAGGACGAACAAACCCCGCCGCCGGGATACGTCGTCATTCCCGAATACGAACTTCAGCTTAGTGCCGGCAACAGAGACCAGGAACCAGAGTGGGTAGAAGTGCACGCCTCAAAGCCCGTTGTTTACGACGAAGACTTCTTCATCGAACACGGCGTCAAGCCTTCTACATGCAAGCGGGCCAAGGTGCTTGGCGACAGCATGGAACCATTCCTATATGCCGGCGACCGTGTGACCTGGACTGAATTCCCGGATCCTCATGTATCGCTCGGGCGAATCGTCGATGGAGACATCTACGTCATTAGCATCGATGGCTCCATGAAGGTCAAAAGACTTTCAACCTGCAAGGACGGAGTCGTCGGTGTAAGCGACAACCCCGACAAATATCCACCTGAAACATACGTCGGAGACGAGCTCGAAC